TCAGACTGTAGACAGTACCTCTGTTCATCTCTTTCCGGGAGGTGATCGCAAGCCCGAGCTTTTTCTTGAGCGCTCCGGAGATCATGCCGCGCGCGCTGTGAGCCTGCCATCCCGTGGCGGCGACAATCTCGGCGATGGAGGCTCCCTCCGGGCGCTGCAAAAGCGCGATGATCTGGGCCTGCTTCGTGCCCGCCCGGACGGCGACGGCCCTCGGGGCATCGGGCGATTGGGGCGTCAGCGCGGGGTCCGGCTTCGCCTTGCGCGGCGCGCTGGTGGTCTTCGCGGCGACGGGCTCGATCCCGATCGCTTCCAAGCCCTCTGCCGTCACGACCAGCGTGGTGCCCATGGCCATCGCCGGTCTCGCGCCAGAGCGGATCACCGCGGCGCAGGTCGGCCTCGACCTCTTGGAGCCAGCCGCGCGCGATCATCGCGGCGACAGACTTCTTCGCGGCGGCCCCGTGCAGCCCGTCGGGCAGTGGCATGGCCAGATTGCCGGGACGGGTGGCCGCGCGGCTGAGGACGATGGACTGGGTATCGGTGAGTTTTGGCATGGGAGCCTCTTGTGCTGACGGGGCGGCGCGGTATCGCGCGGCCTCCTACCGGGTGAAGCCCGCCAGTCGGCGGGCCATCCGGGGTCAAAACCGGACGGGTTACTTTTCGTATTCACCCTCGCCGAAAGCGCTGTCGGTGATGCGCTTGAGCAAGCCGTTGTAGTGATCCAGCGTGCCGACCATGGCCCAACCGACCTCGTCGGGATGGCAGTTGAAGTGGTCGTCGCTGAGTGCCTGCAGGCGCGCGAGCCTCTCGTCGATCTCTGCTTTCTTGCCGATGAAGGCGTTCAAAGCGTTCGACCGGTTCCTCGAACCGGTGGCGGAACCGGTCTCACCCTTGTTCCTTCGTGCCTTCTCGGCGCGCAGCTGGTGGCGGGGCGTGGTTTGCGGGTTCAGGCGGGTCATGGTCTGGCTCCGTTGGGTGGGTTGCATCGCTTCCGTAGCATCATGATCGCTCTGGCGGACCGGAAAGTGTAGGCAAATCAGCATCATAAGATTGCGTTCTGCCCCGGTTCTGATCAGATCAGCCCCATGCCCGCCAGCACGGTGCTGGCGGCGGCAAGCTGACTGGTGGGCAGTTCGATCTTGAGATGCGAGATCACGTCCGACGCCTCGGCATCGATCCCGGCCTCGCGCAGCGCGGCCTCGATGGTGTCGGCGACGGCGTCGGGGTTCTTGCGACTCAAAGGGTCGGGCAGCGTGTCGTGATCGATGCGGATGGTGGTGATGGCGGTCATGCGGTGTCTCCGTGCTGCTGTTCCATCATGGCCACGATGGCGCAGGCCATCCCGCCGAGGTATTCGCTGCGGCGAAAGACGATCTCGTCTATGTCGTTTGCCGTGGTGATCGCGGGATCGACCGCGAGGTCCTCTGCCATATGCGGCAGCAAGCGGGCGGCCTCGGTGTTGTAGCGTTGGGCGATGGTCATGGGCGTGTCTCCGATCAGGCTGTGTTGTCCTGATCCGAGAATCGCTCCGATCCGGAGCGTAATCAACTGAATTAGACGATCTTAACCGTTTATATTCAACGGACTAAGGGGGCGCATTGGGTCATGGAAGGTCTCTCTGAGCGTGCCTATGCCGCGCATTCCAGGCTCTCGCGCGGGGCCGTGCAGAAAGCGCGCAAGACGGGGCGGCTGGTGCTGTATCCGGACGGCTCGATCAACGCGGCCGCCTCGGATGCGCGGCGAGCAGAGATGACGGATCCGGATCAGCAGCACAGGTCCGCGGGTGGTGTCGGGAATGGCGACACGGCTGGCGCGGTTTCCGGTCCCGGCGACAGCGCCTCGTATCTGAAGGCCCGCACAGCGCTGACGGTCTACCAGGCGCAGGAGCGTCAGCTATCGATCCAGCGCAAGAAGGGCGTTCTGGTGGATCGCGCGCGGGCCGAGACGCTGGTCTTCCGCCTCGCGCGGCAGGAGCGCGATGTCTGGGTGACCTGGCCCACGCGCGTGGCCGCCTTGATGGCCGCGCAACTGGCCGCAGAGATGGAAGCCGCATCAGGGGAGGCCGTGACGATCGAGACGGCGATCCTGCAAAGGGTGCTGGAAGCGCATGTCCGAGAGCAGCTCACCGCCCTCGCAGACCTCCGGGTCTCGCTTGAATGACGGACATCATGACGAGGGATTGAACGGCGACGACCTGACCGCGGACCTTGATCTCGGCTTTGAGGGCGCCGAGGTCATCCTGCGCGCCTGGCGGCGCGGCCTAGGTCCCGATCCGGATCTGACCGTGTCGGGCTGGGCGGATGCGCATCGCTGGCTGTCGTCGCGCGCCTCGGCCGAACCCGGGCGGTACCGCACCGTGCGCACGCCCTACCTGCGCGCCATCATGGATGCGCTGTCACCCGGCCACTCCGCACAGCGGATCTCGTTCATGAAAGCCGCGCAGGTGGGCGCGACCGAGGCCGGCAACAACTGGATCGGGTTCGTGATCCACCACGCGCCGGGGCCGATGCTGGCGGTGTTGCCCACGGTGGAAATGGCCAAGCGCAGCTCGCGCGGGCGGATCGATCCGCTGATCGAGGACAGCGCGGCGCTGAAGGAGCGCGTCAGGCCCGCGCGCTCGCGGGATGCGGGCAATTCGATGCTCTCGAAGGAGTTCCCCGGCGGCATCCTGGTGCTCACGGGCGCCAACTCGGCCACCGGCCTGCGCTCTATGCCCGCACGTTACGTGTTTCTCGACGAGGTCGATGCCTATCCGGCCTCGGCCGACGAGGAAGGCGATCCGGTCACGCTGGCCGAAGCGCGGACAACAACCTTCGCGCATCGGCGCAAGGTGTTCATGGTCTCGACGCCGACCATCCGCGGGCTGAGCCGCATCGAGCGCGAGTTCGAGGCCAGCGACCAGCGGCGGTATTTCGTGCCGTGCCCGCATTGCAAGGCGATGCAGTGGCTGCAGTTCGAGCGGCTGCGCTGGGACAAGGACCAGCCGGAGACCGCAGCCTACCATTGCGAGGGCTGCGCGCGCCCCATCGCCGAGCATCACAAGACGGCGATGCTGGAACGGGGCGAGTGGCGGGCAACAGCGACGGCGACGGACCCGACGGCCATCGGGTTCCACCTCTCGGCGCTCTACTCACCGATCGGCTGGAAAAGCTGGGCGCAGATCGCGCGCGACTGGCTGGCAGCACAAGGCTCGGACGAGATGCTGCGCGCGGCGCGCAACACGCTGCTGGGCGAGACATGGGTCGAGAGCGGCGAGGCGCCGGACTGGCAGCGGCTCGCGGACCGGCGCGAGACCTATCCGGCACAGATCCCGGAACAGGGTCTGTTCCTGACCGCCGGCGCGGATGTGCAGAAGGATCGCATCGAGGTCGATGTCTGGGCCTGGGGTCGAGGTCTGGAAAGCTGGCTCGTGGATCACATCGTGATCCCGGGTGGGCCTGACGATCCCGCCTGCTGGGAGACGCTGACGGCACTGCTGGGCCGTACATGGACGCACGAGAAGGGCGCGGTCATGACATTGGCGAAACTCGCCATCGATACCGGCTACGAGTCCGCCGCCGTCCATGCCTGGGCGCGTCAGCAGGGCACGGCGCAGGTGGCGCCGGTCAAGGGGCTGGAAGGCTTCAACCGGGCGACGCCGGTCTCGGGGCCGACCTTCGTCGATGCCACGGTAAACGGCCGCAAGCTGAAACGCGGCGCGCGGCTCTGGAGCGTGGCCACCGCCACCTTCAAGGCCGAGACCTATCGCTATCTGCGGCTGGAGCGCGCGACAGAGGAAGAGGCACCCAACCCGGCCGGCACGATCCACCTGCCTGACTGGGCCGACAGCGAATGGCTGAAACAGCTGGTCGCCGAGCAGCTGGTCACGATCCGCAACAAGCGCGGCTACGCCCGGCAGGAATGGCAGAAGATGCGCGAGCGCAACGAGGCGCTCGATATCCGCATCTATGCAAGGGCTGCGGCGTGGATCCTCGGCGCGGACCGGTTCGACGCGCGGATGTGGCAGAGCCTCGAGAAACAGGCCGGGGTGGAGACCGCCACCCCCGAGCCGGACGCGGCACCCGAGACACCCACCGAGCCGCAAGCGGGGCGCGTGACCACACCCCGGCGACGCGGCTGGCGGGTGAGCACGCCCAAGTACATGGAATGAGCATGACCCTCGACGATCTCAAACGCCACCACGGCGCGCTGCTGACCGCGCGCTACAGCGGCACGCGCAGCGTCAGCTATGACGGCAAGACCGTGACCTATGGCTCGGACGCGGAACTGGCGGCCGCGATCGCGGATATCGAGCGGCGGATCGCGGCGCTGGACCGCACCGGCCGTCGCATCCTCCGCCCCCATGCCGCGAAGGATCTGTGATGAGTGCGATTAACTGGCGGCAACGCCTCGGCGCCTTCATCGGCGGGTTCGACGCGGGCCAGCACCACCGCCGTCTGCGCGGGTTCCGCGCCACCCGCGCGCATGTCAACGCGCTGATTGCGGCAAGTGGTCCCGATATCACGGCGCGCGCCCGGTGGCTGGTGCGCAATAACGGCTATGCGGTGAATGCCGTCGAAAGCTGGGCGGCCAATACCGCGGGAGACGGGATCAAGCCGATCTCGAAGATCGCGGATCCAGCCCGCAAGGAAGAGCTGCAGCGGCTGTGGCTGGCCTGGACCGACGAGGCCGATGCCGAGGGGCTGACCGACTTCTACGGGCTGCAGCGCCGGGCGGCACGCGAGGTGTTCATCGCCGGTGAGGTGTTTTTCCGCATCCGGCCGCGGCGGGCGGGCGACGGGTTGAGCGTGCCGCTGCAGCTGCAGATGCTGCCCGCGGAAATGCTGCCGCTGGAACAGAGCGGCACCGCGGCGAACGGGAACGCAATCCGTCAGGGCATCGAGTTCGACCGGATCGGGCGTCGCGTCGCCTATCATTTCCTGCGCCGTCACCCGGGCGACAGCACGGAGCCGGGCCTCGCCGGCGAGATCACCCGGGTGCCTGCCTCCGAGGTGATCCATGTGATCGACCCGGTCGAGGGCGGGCAGCTGCGCGGGGTCTCGAAACTGGCACCGGCCATCGTGAAGCTGTTCCTGCTCGATCAGTACGACGATGCCGAGCTCGACCGGAAGAAGGTCGCGGCGATGTACGCGATGTTCGTCACTTCTCCTGCGCCGGAAAACCCGCTCGCCCCGCCCGAGGAGGACGGGCCGGATGCCGGCCTCGAGATCAGTCCGGGCCAGATCGTGCGGCTCGATCCGGGCGAGGATGTCACCGTGGGCCAGCCCGCCGATAGCGGTGCCACCTACGAGCCCTTCCAGTATCGGACGCTGCTGCAGATCTCGGCCGCGCTGGGCATCCCCTATCCGTATCTGGCCAATGACATGGTGAAGGGCAACTTCTCCAACTCGCGGCTTGCGCTGATCGAGTTCCGCCGCCGTGTCTCGGCCTGGCAGCACTCGGTGATGGTCTACCAGCTGTGCCGTCCCGTCTATGCGCGCTGGATGGATGCCGCCGTAATGTCCGGCGCACTGGACCTTCCGGCTATGAGGCCGACCGGTCACGGTTTCTGGCGGCCAACTGGCTACCACTAAATGGGATTGGGTCGATCCCCTGAAGGACGCCAACGCTGAGATTGCCCAAATAGAGGCGGGCCTCAAATCCCGCAGCCAAGCCATCGCCGAGCGTGGTTATGACGCAGAACAAGTCGACCGCGAAATCGCGGCTGAGCGCGCCCGTGAGCGATTACTCGGCCTCGACTTCCGCCGCCCCGGCTCGCCCGCGCAAGGTGTACAGGCTTTGACGGGCACGGATGGAGACGAAGACGAAGACATCGACCAGACAGATGAAACCGATGACGCGGGTCGCCCGCGCAACTCTGAGGACCAGACCTGATGTTCCACGCCCGCATTGCTGCGCGCGCATTCAATACGCCGCTGCTGGTTGAGCCCTCCAAAGCCATGGCATTTCTGTCGGGGCTAGGGCCGCGCATTCTCGGGCGACAGGTCGAGACAACATACCAAGACACTGCGCTGGAAAGCGCGCCGATGCGAACGGCCCGCGCGAGCATTCTGGCGGGTGGGCTTGCCGAGGGCTTTGGTCAGCACAGTGAGGGCCTCTATCCAGTTATTGATGGCATCGCCGTGATCGAAATCTCCGGCGTGCTGATCCATCGTGGATCCTGGATCGGGGAGTCCTCCGGCCAGACCAGCTATGAGGGGATCGCCGCGCAGATCGAGGCGGCGGCCAGCGATCCTGCCGTCCGGGGCGTGGCTCTGGAGATCGACAGCTTCGGCGGCGAGGTGGCCGGGGTCTTCGATCTCGCCGACCGCATCCGCGCGTTGCGCCGCGACAAGCCGGTCTGGGCCTTCGTGGCCGAGCACGCCTTCTCGGCCGGCTACGCGCTGGCAAGCCAGGCGAGCCGCATCCTGCTGCCGCGCACCGGCGCGGTCGGCAGCATCGGTGTGGTCGTCATGCATGCCGATCTCAGCGGCCAGCTCGACCGGGACGGCGTGCGCGTGACGCTGATCCATGCAGGATCCCACAAGATCGACGGCAATCCCTACGCGCCGCTGCCGGACGCGGTCCGGGACGACATCCA